AAGGAACAACAGGTGGCCTCCCTTTATAAGCCTGAATAAATTCGTCGGTATTCAGAGAAACAGTCACAGAGCCAAGCTCGGCACACCGCCTCAGAAACCTCACATGATTGGCATGAAACAGGTCGAAAGTTCCCCCGGTGTAAACAATTAGTCCCATCGGTTGTCCCTTCGCACTCGCAAACTCCACTCTCCGGCTGACATGTCACCAGAAACGCCTTTGCGAGTAAATCGTTCTTGGTTGGCCAAATAAGTTCGGTTATTCTGTTCTTTAAAGCCACTATTGAGTGTAGAACTGTTCTCATGATGCACCACTGCCTTAATAAAGTTCTTGGGAACTTCATGGAAGTCTATACGGCGTTCCATGTCATTATCGTCGAAGTACAAAGGATAGAAGTTTTCGTCGTATAATCCGACTTTTTCAATCATGCCCTCACCGAAGACTACACATGACCATTTTGTGCCGATTTGTACAAAATTTATTGCTTTTGTGTCGGTTTCTTTGGCAATAACCTCCAAAGCACCCGGTTCAAACCACGCATCGTCGTTTACGAGCAACCAAGACGGTGCATAAGGTGTTGATTTGATGATTAGGTTCCATGCACCAACCAAACCGAGGCCGAAAGGCACTCGAATGAGCCACATGTTCTTCACAAACTGCGGAACAACCGGATTCCAAGTCTGTAAACCAGAATTATCAACAATTACAAGGTGTTCAACCGGGTAATCGATACTGGCAAGCAACCTATCTGCTAAATCGAAGCGTTTTAGCGTACAGAACCCTAAAACTGGTATCATTTCGATAATTTCTGTAGAACTGGAAGCCAGTGCTTCTCCCAAACAGTTTCAACATCGAACTGTTTAGCAAACTTTACAGAAGCCTCAGAAACGCCCCTAGGAGCCTCGTACGCGGCTTCAAGAGCCTTGACAATACTTGGAACATTAGGGACAGTAAACCAAGATTTCTGGGCCTCATCCCAGAATGGTTGCCCATCTACTAGCCAACAATCTTCAGAAACCAAATCAGGAGTAGCAGCCCAATTAGAACCAATGACACGAGTACCACAAGCCTGTGCTTCGACAGTAGGAATACCAAAACCCTCACCATATGACGGTGCCAATAAAACATCCATAGCTGAATAAAACGCAGCCATGTCAGCCTGCTCGAATCCATACCTTAAATCAATCTGGTTAGGAAAAATCAAATTATCTTTTGGAATACCGCAGTAAGTTGCTAAGTCCATTAAATTAAACCCGCCTAAAGCAGCACCGGGGTCAGCATGAACATACAACACAGCATTGGGATGCTGTTTTACAAAAAAACTAAACGCTAAAAAGTTCTCAGCATAAGCCTTACGATGAATTGAACCATTTGCCTTATTTGCACCAACCATACCAACAAGGAACTGGTCATCAGTCAAACCCATAAACTCGCGAACAGCATAACCGCCAACAAGTTCAGTTGGTTTATAAATACTTGTATCAATACCGTGAGGCACATACTCACACTCAATCCCAGCCTGCTGCATTAGACGCACACCATTAGGTGCCATAGCAATAGGTGTGACATTTTCTTTTTTAATCCATGCTGCGACTCTAGGTGGAATGGTTGTATGGTCCATTGGAGTCCAAGAAGCAACCTTGATGTCATCGAGTGCCGGGTTCCTTAGCACCCAAACATCATAAAGTGTGATAATAAAATCTTTTACAGTTTTACCTTTATGCTTCGACACCCAATGTTTGTGATGTACCGGCATAACATCTTGAGAGTAACCATCAAAGCCACGAGCGTAGTGTGGCACTGGGCCGTAAGGTGATTCGTAAATTCCGTTGTTGCCCTCAAGCCCATAGTTAGACAAAGCGGCAACTTCTGCACCGTCACGCTTAAGTCGGTCAACCAAATACCCGCATTGCTGCCCGTATCCTGTAGGTTGTCCCGGAGAGTTAGACCAAACGCTTACAATAGCGTCAATTTTCTTTGCAGGTTTCATACTCACATACTAGAGTAAAAAGAACCCCCGGTGCAAACCTGCAAGCACCGGGGGTTCCGTCTATTTCGAGGGATTAGCTAGATGCACCCGCGAAGTACTTGATGTGACCAGCGTGGGTCAAGTTACCGTCAACACGAAGTGTCGCGCGGTACCAAGTGGTGTCGGTGTTGAAACCGTAGTCGCTTGACTGAGCAATCTGTAGACCGCCAGCAACACGAGCCTTGTATGAAGGCAAGTGTCCGAAGACCACGCTCTTCGCAGATGTGGCAGCTGCGGCCATTGCCGGGTTCTCCACTACTGCGTAACCAGCGAAGTTGTCAGGCTGACCAACATTCACGGTGTATAGGTAGTTACCTGCGGTGTCCTTCAACTTGCGCATTGCGCCGATTGATGAACCAGCAGCCATGTAAGCAACACCCGGTAGACGACGAGCAGCACCATCTAGTGAGTACTGTAGGTCGATTAGGTTGTCAGCTGTGAAAGCACCAGCAACACCAGTTCCACCAGTGATACCTGAGCCAGCAGCAGTTACAACACCAGTAGGCTGTACGGTTCCAGTACCAGTGGTTAGGCCAGCGTTAACTGCGTAACCGATTGCGTTACCGATTTCTTCAGCAAGAGATGCCTGTAGGTTGAAACCTGCATCTGTTAGAAGTTCGTTCGCTACTGGAACTAGGAATGAGTACTTGTAAGCGCCAAGAGTGATGCTTGAGTAGGTTGGGTCAGACTCTGCAATAGCTGAAGACGCAGCCTTGATGGTTGCGGTTGAGTATGCGGTTAGAGTCGGGATGGTTAGATTCTCACCTGAAGTGGTGTTGATAACCTGTGCAACATCTAGCATTGGACCAACTAGGCGAGCAACAGCAAATACCTCGTCATAGAATGACTTTGGAACAGTGTTGTCAGATGGTACAAGGGTACGCTTTTCGAATGTGTGTGAGCGAGTCTCACCCATTGCTATTGAACGAAGGATGTCTTCGTCGCCACGAACTTCGTTGCGAACTTCGAAACCCTTTGCTGCTTCGGCTGCACGAGCTTCACGCTCTTCTGCTGCACGAACAGACTCGATTAGTGCTGAACGCTGGTCAATGTCCGCGTTGATGCGGTCAAACTGCTCAGCTTCTGCTGCTGAAAGGTCGCGTGACTCGGCGGCTGCGTGGTCCAAAAGGGCCTTTGCCTGCTCCCAAGCCTTTGCACGAGCTTCAGCCTGAACTTTGATGAAATCAGACATGTTGTCTCCTAAATAAAGGTTGATAGAAACTTGCCGCGCTGACGCAGACAAACCCAGCGGTGCTAACACTCAACTGTTGTAACAATCCTACAAGACATTTGTACATAAATACCATGAGGGTAAGGAAAAACCCTCCCGGCAGGGATACGAAGGATGCGGGAACACAACCTGCCGGAAGGGTAAGACTTATACTAGCGAGTTTCTACTGCGTTGACAACTCTAACTTCTTTAGCCGGTGCAGCTGCACGAGGCGAGTCAATTTCAACGATTGCATCAGCCCAAGCATCAGCAAATTCAGCAACAACACCAGATTCAGGGTTTCCTGCAACATCTAGGATTGCCTTCTTGATTTGTTCTTTAGTAGCCATTACAAAACCTTCTTCTTAATTAGCTCAAGCTGCTTACGCTTCAACTCTAGCAGGTTAGCCTCAAGTTCCTCGACAGTTGCTTCAGGTTCAACAACTGGCTCTTCAACCTTAGGTGTTAGGGCATTTACAGCCTCAGAGATGATGGCCGCTTCTTCCGGAGTCAAATCTTGACCTTCCTCTAGCTTCAACATGACATCACTTAGAGTATCTTCATCTACCTGAGAACGCAAAGCCAATTTGTCAAATGAGCGAACAGTTGCGGTTCCTGCTGTTGCGCTGTACGCCGGGCTGCCCACGATTGACACTTCGAACAAACGAACAGACTTAAGAGTGCGCTCAGTACCATCTGCGTTCCAACTGTCGCCGCCCTTAGGAACTGAGAAACCAAACGACATAGCATTGACATCGCCACGACGCAGAAGAGTTGCAGTATCGCGCCCCAACTGAGTATCAGGCAAGTCAGCTTCAACTTTCAAACCGTAAGCATCTTCAGTCAAACGCAAAGTACCTGCGCGAAGAGAGCCAAGAATCTGTGACGAGTCGTGGTTCCACAAAAGTTTAATTTCATTGCGGCTTTGCAAGGTCTTACGAAAAGCACCTGACTGGATTCGCTCAATAAATGGTAGTGGTTCGCTTGGGCTGTTCCAAACCGCAGCATAACCTGAGAAGGTCATGCCATCGCCAGATTGACGGACCTCAAAATTTGCGGTGTTAATTCTTTGTTCTTTAGTCAAGTTACTTCCTCGTTCGCTTTCGGCTTCTAGCCTAGCAACAATTCTTTCCGCGTATGCCATTGCGCGTTGTGCGCGGCGCTTACTTGGACCGGAACCCCACAGTAGGTGTGCTACAAGTCCGGGACCCGGATACTCAGGGTCTGAACTGTCACTGTTTTTTGGTGCATCCAAGTCTGGCATGTGACGGGCAATCCAAGCAGCGATACGCACCCACTTGTCAGCGGTGACATTACCGGCAACCATTGCGCGAGCTTCACGGATAGTTGCATCAACAAGTCCGTCGCCACCCTTACCTTCTTCGTAAAGGGCTAGTCCGCGGCGGGCTGCTGCACGCATAAATGCTGGTGGAGTCAAATCAACCGCGCGGTCATCCATAATTAGTTCGTCTGCCATGTCCGCTGGTTCCTGCGGCTCAGCAACCTCGTCGGAAATTTTTTCAGCAACCATCTCTGGGCGTGGGATGCGCTTCAGTTTAAGAATGTTTACCATAACCAAGTTTTCGGTTGGTTTGTAGATTCCGTCTTCTTCTTCGTAGACGCGCATGGCGGCTAGGGTGTTGACGACGATTTCGATTTCACCGATAGCGGCAGGGTCTTCTTCGTTCCATGTGACATAGTCGCCAACATTAAGTTCGCCTACTGCGGCGCGTTCGCCAGCGAAAGGCTCATCAGTGGAGATAGAAATGGCGACTGCTTGTTTGATGGCTGAGGCTTTGGTGGTGTGGCAGCCGTGAACTGTTCCTGTTGGTCCTGTGACAGCCCAGCCTGATTTACAAGCTTCGTTATCTTTTTCAATGAAGTATGGCATTATTCGGTAATCCTTAACCATGAGACGCTGTGACTGCCTGAGTCGCTTACCATGTGTAATGATTCGCCCGGTGGAAGGGTGAAATCAATGGTGGTTTCTTTTGCTATTGGTAGGCCATTGGCGATGGTGACATTGGAGTTGCCTACGAATAGAGTCTTTGTTGATTCGTTGTTGCGAATGTGTATGTGGCATGGTTGGACTGAGTTGCCGTCGATTTGTACTGCTGTGGTGCCGACCATCAATGTGCCTGAACTAATTCTGGACATTAGACCCCGTAAACAGTCTCAGGGTTCTCAGGGTCAATCTGTGCAACAGACTGCAACTGCTGTGAAGGTAGACCAGTGTGGTCGATGCTTGGTAGGCCAAGTGCTGCAAGTGTTGATGCAGGGTCGAAACCAACGGTGATGAGTTTCTGAGCCATTGCCACTTTGCCTTCTTGTTCGGTTAGGCCAGCTGCTGAAATGTTGACATTGGCTAGTGGTACACGAACTTGTTCGGCTG